GTGGAGTGATGAATCATGAGAATGTAGAGGGTATTACGAAGCGTAGAAAACCATTTACTGTAGATTATACTGGATTTGGATGGGTATTGATTAAGCATGGTGTATTTGAACATCCTGAGATGAAGTATCCTTGGTTTGCACCGAAGATGCAGGTCTTTGAATCAGGTGAGGTTCAAGATATGTGTGGTGAAGATGTATCATTCTGTTTGGATGCAAAGGAAGCGGGATTTGAGATTTGGTGTGACCCAAGAATTCGAGTTGGACATGAAAAAATCAGGTGTTTGTAATCATGGAATATGAAATAAAGGGATGGGAAGGATATTTTTTAAATATCACCGAACATTCTATTGATGTCTATAGTTCATGGGGATTTTCGTCAGGAAGACCTTTAAAAACGCAAAAACGGGAAATTGTAATCATAGAGAATAAGAGAAAAAAAATTTCTCAAAGAATATCTGAACAGGGTTATATTCGTTTGGATTTAACCGTTGGAATAAATGGAAAAAAACAAGTATTCCTACATCGTTTGATTGCAGAAACTTTAATTTCCAATCCATATAATCTTGAATGTGTTGACCATATTGATGGAAATAAATTAAATAATCACCCATCAAATTTACAATGGATAACAAGAGGTGATAATGTGCGAAAAGCACAATTAATGGGGAAATGGGGGACACCTCCAAAGAAATATAAAATAACATTCAAGGATGGTTCGGAATTATCTCTGGAAAATATAAGTAAATTTTCCAGAGAAAATAATTATGCTGCAACCAAACTCGTTGCAATATCTAAAGGTAAATTAAAATCACATAAAAATGTTATAAGAGTTGTGGAATTATGATCAAATGTAATCATTATAACATCGTTTGTAATGGAAAGAGAATCTTCACCTCCTTGACAGAAGAGGAGTACTTTGATAAGATGATGGACCTGTCGAACCAATATTATGAGACAGGTGAACCAAAACCTGAACAACTTAGAACTGAAATTTTTATTGGAGAATTGAACAATGGCAATTAAGAAAGCATCAAGTGGTAAGCAAGTAATTGAATCTCGCCCCAAAAACACTCGTCAAGGGGATGGTAAGAATACCAAATATGCTGCAACATCACGAAATAAGGCACGAAAAGCATATCGAGGTCAAGGTAAGGGATGAATAACGGTCTGGAGAATTGGATACAACAAATTCAACAATCACATCCAGACCTTAAAGGTTTTTCAATTTGTCCATTTGCCAAAGCAAATACTTATAAAATCGTAAACTGTTCAATTCACGACATTCAACCTCTGAAAGAAGAGTTTGGTGTCGTGATTTTTGTGATTGAGGATGATGTGGACTTGGATATTGCAAGAAATAAGATTGAAGAGTTGAATCAGAAGTATCCAAAATACAAATTTTTTGATGATTTTAGAGATGAACCAAGTTTTATTGGTGGTATTCAGACTAATAATGGTCAATATAACCTAATTTTGTATCAAAATGCTGAATTTTTAACAAAAATGCGTGAAATTTTATCGAAAACTGCGTATTATGATGCTTGGGATGATGAATACTTGAAGAAAATTCTTGAACATGATTATGAAATGGTCAAACTAAATATGTCTTTACGGAAAATGGATAAATGAATCAGAATTCAATGGGAAATCACATCTTACTTGAGGTATATGATGTGAATTTTGATTTGATTAATGATGCTGAAGCGTTGCAGAGTACCATGATTTCTGGTATTCAACGTGCAAACATGACAATTTTGAATGTATTTTCTCATTGTTTTCTACCTCAGGGGTGTACCATCGTGATTGCACTTTCAGAAAGTCATGTTTCATGTCATACATGGCCTGAGAATGGTTGCATCTCAGCAGATTTCTATACTTGCGGTGAAGGAAATCCAAAATTAATTGCTTTAGAACTTCTAAAGTACCTAAATTCAGATAACTATAAAATTCGAGAATTAGAGCGTTAAATAGTTACTAAGGAGATAGGAACCTCCTTTATAAAAGTTCTGTTTTAACCATTTAAAACAGGAAAAAAACGTATGTCTAACTTACCAGTTGACCGAGATTCATCATATATGAGAGAGATGTGGGGAACATCTCGTCTCATTACAGATTATACTCCAGTTCAATCCAATCGAATCATTCAAGAAGTGATGCATGATTCTGCACCAAAGCATAATTTGAATAAACAAGTAGAACTTCATGAAAAAATTCGAAATGATGATGATTATGATGATTGGGAATATGGTACTGAACCCACTTATGGTGCATCTTGGAAGTGATGATAAATAAGTAAGAAATTATTTGTGAGAGAATGTCCGTCACTCGAATATCGAGATCATTTAAAGATATTAGTTTATCTTTTGAACCCCATCCTGTGACGAAGGACCTTCCAGTGATTACAGATGCAAGAGCAATTATTCGTGCAATTCGTAATTTAGTTGAAACAATTGTTACTGAGAGATTTTTTAATTCAACATTAGGATCAAATGTTCGAAAAAGTCTTTTTGACTTTGTGGATTATGCAACTGCATCTGTAATCCAACAACAAATCGTTGAAGTGATTTCAAATTATGAACCAAGAGTCACCGATTTAATTGTTCAGGTGAATCCAAACCCAGACGCAAATGAATTTGGAATTATTTTAACTTTTAGAATTATTGGACAAGATATTCCAGTTCAACAGTTTTCCTTTATATTAGAGGCAACTAGATAAAATGCCTTTCACTAAGTTTACAAATCTAGATTTTGATCAGATCAGAGTCTCTATCAAAGATTACCTAAGAGCAAACTCAAATTTTACTGATTTTGACTTTGAAGGATCAAACTTTTCAATTTTAATTGATACTCTAGCGTATAATACATATATTACTGCATTTAACTCTAATATGATTGCAAATGAATCCTTTTTGGATTCTGCAACATTAAGAGAGAATGTAGTTGCATTAGCAAGAAGTATTGGATATGTACCTAGATCTAGAAGTTCTGCAAGTGCAGTTGTATCTCTTACTGCTACTCCAACATCTTCTACATCACTACTCACTCTTCAATCTGGATTAGTTTGCACTGGATCTGCAAATGGATCTTCCTATGTATTTTCTATCCCAGATAATGTAACTGCAACCGTAACAAATGGTGTTGCAACTTTTAATAATCTTATAATTCGTCAAGGGACGTTTCTTAAAAAACAGTTTACGGTTGATGCATCATTAGATCAAAAATTTATATTAAATAATCCATATATTGATACGTCTACAATTCGAGTTTATGTAAAGGGTCCTAGTGATTCTGGACTCGGGAGACCCTATAAGTTAGTTGATAATATTTTTGAAATTTCTTCAACATCTGAAGTTTATTTGATTCAAGAGGTTAAAGATGAGAAATATGAACTATTATTTGGTGATGGAATTTTTGGTAAGAAATTAGAAACAAATTCAATCATTACTGTTACTTATATTATTACTGATGGTAAAGACGGTAATGGTGCAAGTGTATTTGATTTCTCTGGTTCATTTAAAAATGACTCCGATTCAATAGAGATTTGCTCAGCATTTAATATCTCAACATTACAAAATTCTCAAAATGGGTCTGATATTGAAGATATCAACTCAATTAAAAATTTTGCGCCTAGACTTTACTCATCGCAATATCGTGCAGTAAATTCAAATGATTATGAATCCCTTATTAAGTCTAAAATTTATCCAGATACTGAATCGGTTTCTGTAGTGGGAGGTGAAGAATTAGATCCCCCTCAATATGGAAAGGTTTTAATTAGCATTAAACCTAAAAATGGTACCTATGTATCCGATTTCAATAAAAGAGAAATTCAAAATAAGTTACAAAAGTATTCTGTATCAGGAATCAAACCAGAGATTATAGATCTTAAAATTCTCTATGTTGAGATTGATTCTTCGATTTATTATAATTTTTCTCAGATTGAAAGTGTCGAGGATTTAAAGACTCAAGTTATAAAGTCATTAACATTATATTCACAATCCACAAACCTAAATTCATTTGGTGGAAGATTTAAGTATAGTAAAGTACTTCAAGTTATTGATGCAACCGATACTGCAATTACTTCTAATATTACTAAGGTTAGAATTCGAAGAGACTTAAAAGCACAAATTAATACTCAAACTCAATATGAAATTTGTTATGGTAATAAATTCCATATAAATTCAGAGGGTAAAAATATTAAGTCAACTGGATTTAAAATTCTTGGTGTAACAGATACTGTATATTTTACAGATATTCCAAATAAAAATTCAGATGGAACAATTTCAAATACTGGAACTCTTGCAATTGTAAAAGATTCAGAATCAACTGAGACTTTAGTAAAGACACAAGTTGTAGTTCAGTCAGCAGGAACGATAAACTATGAATATGGTGAAATTATGATTAATCCTTTAATTATCACTTCTACTATTTTAAATGAAAATATTATAGAAATTCAAGCATTTCCAGAGTCCAATGATATAATTGGATTAAAGGATCTTTATCTATCTTTTGATGTTACAAAAAGCAAAATAAATATGATTAAAGATGTAATTGCATCTGGAGATGATATATCTGGAGTTGTATTCTCGACTAAAGATTATTATAGTTCAAGTTATTCAAATGGATCACTAACGAGGTTGTAATATGTTAAATCAGGAGTTTGAAGCAAGAGTAAAAGTTCAAGATATTATTGATAGTCAACTTCCAGAATTTATTCTTGATGAGAATCCTAAATTCTCTGAATTTTTAAAACAATATTACATTTCACAAGAATACCAAAGTGGTCCAACTGATCTTGTTGAAAATTTAGATCAATATTTGAAATTAGATAATTTAACTCCAGAGGTAATTATTGGTTCAACGATTCTTAGTGAATCAATTTCATCTACAGATACAACCATCAAAGTTGAATCAACAAAGGGATTTCCTAAAACTTATGGTTTATTGAAAATTGATGATGAAATAATTACTTATACTGGTATCACTACAAATACTTTTACTGGTTGTGTAAGAGGGTTTTCTGGTGTCACTGATTATCATGAGGAATTAAATAAAGAAGAACTAGTTTTTAAGACATCTGATAGTAGTTCACATTCCAAAGATTCAACTATCCAGAATTTAAGTTCTTTATTTTTAGGTGAATTTTACAAAAAAATTAAAACAAGTCTAACTCCAGGACTAGAAGGAATATCTTTTACCCCAGAATTGAATGTTGGCAATTTCATAAAAGAAGCAAGAACTCTTTATGAGTCTAAAGGTACTGAAGAATCTTTTAGAATCTTATTCAATGTTCTTTTCGGTGAAACTCCCAAGATTATTAATCTTGATGATTATATCATCAAGTCATCCTCTGCAGAGTATTCTAGACGTTTAGTTGTTATATCTGATGTAATTTCGGGTAATCCACTTGAATTGAGAGGTCAAACTCTTTATAAGAATACTGATTCCAATACAACTGCATCTATTTCTGAAGTTGAAGTTATTCAAAGAAAAAATAAGACATATTATAAACTTTTACTATTTTTAGGTTATGATGATTCATCTCCTACTGTCACTGGAACTTTTACAATTACTGGAAGTACTCGCAATATTAGTACAATTGGTGTAGGAAGTTCAACTATTACAGTTGATTCTACGATTGGGTTCCCAAAATCAGGTACAATATATTGCGATGATAACGTTATCACATATACTGATAAGACCATTAACCAGTTTTTAAACTGCACTGGAGTTTCATCTGAAATTGAATCTGCATCATTGATTCATTCAGATGAAACTTATTATGGATATGAGAATGGAGATATTAATAAGAAAGTTGTACTTCGACTTACAGGAGTATTGTCTGAATATAGAGAAATACGTTCAGAATCTCCATTTACAGTAAATGATACAATTACTGTAAAAAATGTTGGTGAACTAATTAAAAATCCAACGTCTAATTCATCATATAAAGAAATTTTTGCGAATAGTTGGGTATATAATACCAGTTCAAGATTTCAAATTGAGGATATCACATCTGAGGGATTAACTTCTCAAGTTACTTTAAAAAGTGATATTGATAAGGCATCTTTGAAAGTTGGAGATTACATCGAGGTTCTTTATAGAAATAGTCAAACTCAAGTTGCATCAAATTTAAGAGTAACAAATATTACTGATAAACAAGTATCCACTGATGGATCATTTAATCTGTCAATCGGTACTTTATATGATATTCGTAGAAATATTGATTTCACTACATCTACATCGATTCCACTAGAATATAATAGTCCTACTGCAAATATTCAAAATGTTTATAATGAAGAAGATGAGTATTTTTATGTCGCATCAAATTCACTTCCATCATATCCAATAACAACATCAATTTTTTCTTATACCGCATCTGGAGTTTCTGGATTATTGAGTGATGGTCGTTATTCAATCATTGATTTTTCAACAAAAGTTTCGTTTATTAACGGTAGTGAAGTTTATTACTCACCTTCTCAAAGTTCAATTTCAGGATTATCTGAAGGAATTTACTATGTAGAGGTTTTATCAAATAATACGCAAATTAAACTTTATGCATCTAGAGAGGTTGTTGGAACTTCCAATTACATAAAATTTGGTTCTTTGTCAACTGGAGAACATAAATTTACATTGAGTTCACAAAAAGAAGGTAAAATTTCTCCTCAAAAACTATTGAGAAAATATCCAGTTAATGTGAATTTGGACGAGGATAATTCAGATTTAACTACACCAGGTTCTGTTGGAGAACTTATTAATGGAGTTGAAATTTTAAATTATAAATCTAATGATACAATCTATTATGGACCACTAGACGATGTAAGTGTTTTAAATGGTGGTGTTAATTTTGATGTAATCAATCCACCAGAACTATTGGTAACCACAGGTTCTGCAAAAGTACAACCCATCGTTTCAGGTTCACTTGAAAAGGTATATGTTGAACCTCAAGATTTTGATATTGATGTTATTGTTTCAATTGATTGTTCTGGTGGAAATGGAACTGGTGCATCATTTGAACCTGTAATTGAAACTAGAAGAAGAGAAATTGAATTTGATGCTAGACAATTATCTGATGGTGGTGGAATTGATATTACAAACGAAACCATCACATTCCTAACTAATCATGGATTAAACAATGGTCAAGCGGTTACATATCGCCCTGGTGATAATTCACCTCTTGGAATTGGGACATTTTTAGGATTAAATACAAACACCGGAAAAACTCTAAAGAGTGAGTCTGTATATTACACAAAATACATTAGTGACACTACAATCCAACTTTATCAATCATTATCTGATTATAGAAGTGGAATAAACACCGTTGGATTTACTACAATTGGCACATCAGGAATTCATAAATTTGTAACTGAACCTAAAAATACATTAACCCAAATTAAGGTATTAAATGGTGGAAAAGATTATACTAATAGAAAACTTAGAATAAAATCAAGTGGTATCTCAACCGAGAAGAATATTCTCACTTTTAAAGGTCATGGGTTTAATGATGGTGAATTAGTTGTTTATTCAAACACAAGTACTCCAATTTCTGGTCTAAGTACATTAAATCAATATTATATCTCTAAAATTGATGATAATAGTTTTAGATTATCTGATGCAGGAATTGCTGGAACTATTCGGAGTAATTATGAAAGAGGTAAATATGTGAGTTTAGGTTCAACTGGTTCTGGATATCACATTTTTAATTATCTACCCATAGCATTAAATGTTCGATATTCTTCAGTTGGATTGGGTAGTACCCAATATAGAGGTAACATTGTTGCAACTCCAGTTGTAAGAGGTGAAATTAAAGGTGTTTATGTTTATGAAGGGGGGTCTGATTATGGGTCAACAATTCTAAATTGCCATAAAAAACCAACTATTAGTGTAAAAACTGGTAAAGGCGCTCAATTACAACCAATTATTGTAAATGGTAGTATTCAAAGTGTATCAGTTCTATATGGGGGTAGTGAATATTATTCAACGCCAGACTTAACGATTATCGGCGAGGGAATAGGGGCAAGTTTATACCCCATCATTACAAATGGAAAAATTTCAAATGTTATTGTAATAAATTCAGGTAAAGGATATTCAATAGATACAACTACTGTTCAAATAAATTCAACAGGTAAAAATGCAGTTTTTGATGCTCAAGTTAGAGCATTAAGTGTAAATCAAAATGTCATCTTTAACGATGCTAATGACCCAACAACTACTGAAAATAGTGAAATTGTAATTTCTTCAAATCATAATCTACAGTATTATGTTTGTGGATATTCTACAAAAATACAATCAAAATTTAATGATGATGGTTTAACTCATTCGCCAATTATTGGTTGGGCATATGATGGACTTCCAATTTATGGTTCTTATGGTTATGCATCTCCAAATAGCAATGCCACCATCAAGAGACTAGTATCTGGTTATACATTAAGTATCAGTAATATTGAAAATCGCCCCTCTGGATTCTCTGCTGGTTTCTTTATTGATGATTATGTCTTTACAAATTCTGGAGACTTAGATGAACATAATGGTAGATTCTGCATTACGCCAGAATTTCCAAATGGAGTATACGCATACTTTGCAACATCAAAAATAAATCCATTAAGTAGTGGGAATTCAATTGGTGAGTTTCCATACTTCATTGGACCACAATACAGGTCTAAATTTGTATCTAATAATAAAGTCTTAAACCAAGATTTTGATTTTAATAATTCTAATTTAGTTCGCAATACTTATCCATATAAAATTGGTGATGAATATGCCGAAAATGATTTCATCTCGGAATCAAATGAAGTTGTAAATCAAGTTTCAGTTGTAGAATCAGTTACTACAGGTTCAATTGAAAACTTTGAAATAATTAGTTCGGGTGATAATTATAAAGTTGGTGATAGATTAATATTTGATGAGTCCAATTCTGGTGGTGGTGGCATTATTGCACAAGTATCTGATGTACAAGGTAAAAGTATTGTAAGTTTGGATACATCAGTTGAGACCTATAATGATGCCGTTCTGGTCTGGAAAAATGGGAATGAAGTCGAAGTAAAAATTAATCCAAACCATAGTTTACAAAACCTTGATTATGTTGAGGTTTCCAAACTTTCCTCACCATTAAATTCTTTAACTGGTTATCATTTAGTTGGTGTTACTTCATATAGTGCAATTTTAACAAAATCATTGCCATCTTCTGGATTGGTAACGGATATCTATGTCTCAAATATTTCCAATATTTCAATTGGAAGCAGCATTGGAATTGGAACCGAAACTCTGTCAGTTTTGAATATATTTCCAAATCAAAATGTAATTAGAGTTTCTAGGGGTCTTACTGGAACCTCTCATAGTGAGACTACATCTGTTAACTTTATTCCAGACTCTTGTACTATCAATGTATCATCAGAATACTTTGAATCTGATTTAGATGATTTAGTATATTTTAATCCAAAATACTCAGTAGGTGTTGGGACGACCTCTGGTATTGGTATTGCAGTCACATTTAACATTGGAATCCAAACAAATAATGTTATCTCCATTCCAACCCAATCCATTTATCTACCTAATCATCCATTTAAAAATAATCAAGCAATAACACTTACAAAACCATCTGTAGCGTCTGCAATTTCTGTTGCAAATACTTCATCTAGTGCGACCTTTAATCTCCCATCATCAGGGAATAGTCAAACTGTATATGTAATTAAGAAATCTCCAGACCATATTGGAATTGTAACTCAAATTGGACTGACAACTTCAACCAATGGATTATATTTTCTAAGTAATGGGTCGGATAATTATTTTTATAAATTTGAATCTGATTTTACTCAAGTAACTGGTAAGATAGAAAAAATTTCAACTTTAGTGACTTTATCGACTGCTCATAATCTTACAAACGGGGATTTGGTAAGTATTAATGTGAATCCAAATCTATCGGTTGGAATTGGCACTTCAACTAGTGTAAAAGTTACAAGAGACATGTTAACTAGTTATCCACTAATCAATTCTATTGGGTTTAACTCTACTGGAATCAATACCAGCACAAGTCAAATAACATTAGTAAATCACAATTTTGAGACCGGGGATAAAGTAAAATATTCTGCAAATATTGTTGCTTCTGGTTTGTCAACTGGTTATTACTATGTCTATAAGATTGATAACAATACAATCAAATTATGTGAAACTTATAATGATTCTGTTCAAAAAAACTCACCGACTGTCGTAAGTATTGCTGATACTGGTGGAAATTCTCAATATCTATCTTTAGTCAATCCATCAATAAAAATAATCAAAAATAATAATCTAGTATTTGATTTATCTGATTCTAGTTTAAATGGATATGAATTTAAGATTTTCTATGATGAGAATCATTTGAATGAATTTATTTCAACTGGGTCAACTAGTTCTTTTACAATTAGTGAAGTTGGAACTGTAGGAATTTCCACAAATGCATCACTAACAATTAATTATAGTGATAAAATTCCAACCTACTTGTACTATTCATTAGTTAAGAATGGAAAGGTAATTGATTATGATACAGATGTAATTAATCCAACTCAAATTAATTATACTAGTAGTTCGTATCAAGGTTCGTATAGAATATCAGGAGTTGGTAATACAACATTTAAGATAACATTAAAGACCTATCCAGAAAAAAATTCTTATTCTCAATCTGAGTGTAATGTATTAGATTATAGTACAAATTCAATTACCGCATCCGGTGGCGTATCTAAAATTAAGA